CATAGGAGTTTAACTCCTATGGGGAATTATATTATTTAGTTATATCTGGTTTTGTATAACGTAAACCATAATATTCTATAGGTTCTCCTAGTAAAGATTCATGGAATAATGAAGTTTCTGTTGATACTTGATCACTATTCCAACGAGTTTTATCACGAGTCATAGAATAGAATGAGAAATAATATCCATTAGCTGGACTGTAGGTAACCCATGTATTAGATGTGGTCAAATCAAATTTTAATCTCCATGTAGGTATTATTTCACCAAGTAATACATTTCCATATCGTATAAAGAAATATAATGCATCAAAATCGGTCCATTTTTGCTTAAGTAAGATAACACGTTCGCCATTATTTGGTCGCCATCTAAGATCTCCATTATATACTCGCATATCAGTTCTTTGAAAATCTGGTATATATGTGATATCGTTTTTATTTGTTTTACCAACCTTTTTAGCCAACGTATCCCAATCTATCAATGGAACCATTTCATATGGAGTACTACTATCAAATACTCCTCTAATACTAGTATTAATATTAGCAAATGCAGCTTCCATATTACTCTTTAGAGTATTAGTCGTTGTAGTAATAAGATCAGTTAACTCTTGTTTAACTGTATTAATATTAGAAGTGGTATTAGTCAAGTTAGTATTAATAGTTTGATTCAAAGTAGTTTTTGTAGTATTGATTAGATTAGTCAAATCATTCTTAGCTGCAGATAATGTATCTGCATTAGCAAATTCAACCCAATCACTTATATTAGAGTTAGCTACAGCAAACTTAATTTTTTTACTTCTTGGGTCATATCCAAATTGACCAGCAAACTTAGGAGTCATATTAGTATTACCATGAATATTAAAATGATCCATAGATGTGTAGTCACCATTACCATCAGATACGTAATATTGTGGACCACCAAATCTATTATTAACAGAAGTTTCTACAACTACACCTCTAGAGATATTAGATATCATAGTGCTACCATTAATATCAGCAAATCGTAATTGACCACCTTTACGTAATGTATTAGATGTATTCAATGGCAAAGCTCCAGTAACTAAGATATTACCAGAATCAATACAGTATACAGTACCAGTAGAGTTAGAAATAAGATTAGTACTACCAGCTACAACTATATTAGAACCATTAGATGATTTAATAGCAAATTTACCATCGTTAGAGTAAGTATTGTTTTCTAATATAATATTAGAAGAATCAGCAATTACATTACTGAAATCAAATGTAGTAGAGTTTGTAGCAACTTCATTCTTAACTGTAGTATTATCTGTATTTAATGTACATCCTTTAATAGAACCATTAGAGTTTAGATACTTAACGTTATACATATTTCTATCCAAAGTAAGATCTACTGTACTTGGAGATTTAAATGTAGTACCATTAAATGTGACATTGGAATTCTTAACCAACGTATAAGGTAAGAATACAGATCCGCTACCACTAACAGTGAATACCACTTCAGGTTTAATACTGTTTAATTCTAATATTTGAGCAGCTACATTACAGTTAGCTGGAGTGGTATAATCACCAGGTTTAATAACTACATTAACTACATCAGAAGTATTTAAAGAATGAAGATACCGAACTAATTCATTCAAGTTAATGAATGGTGTAGCTGCATCACCAGTTTTAATTCTATCCGAATATGAAGCATCTACATATACTTTATTAGCAGTATCTATCATATTAGGATATAATCTACGCAAGTTAGTATTATAAGATACTTGACCATTATCTGCTAAGTAAGTAATATGAATATCTTCTGGTTGACTAGATAGATTATATACATTAGTACCCATATCAAATAATGTAGATTGATAATTGAATTGAGTACCTTTACGTAATTCAGTTCTACTAGCTAAGATAACTGCATCTTTAGGAGATACTTTCTTATATGCTAATGGCATATTAGTTAAGCCATGATTATGAGCTTTAAGTAAGTCTACATTAGCTGGTACTTTATCTACATTATGAAGCATTGCTTCAGTTAAGCAATCTCCTTCAGAGATAAATGTACGACCAATATGTTTAACCATTAATGCTATTGATAAGTTATTATAATTATTGGCATGCTTAGCACCAGTATTATAATAAGTATAATCATCATCCGAGTTATTATAGAAAGTTAACTCAGCTCCATTGAAATCTACTTTTCCGTTAGGAGCAATTTCATATGGGATTGTAGCTCTATCAGCTGCAGCTTTAAGTCTTACATTGATGCCATTAATAGCAGTTGCATCCATACCATTAGTACCACTTGTAGTATTAGTCTTAGCTGCATCTGGTACATATACTTTCTTAACTAAATTAGATCTAATTAATTCCTCAAAGTTACCAATATGATCTTGATGGAAATGAGTAATCAATAAGAAGTCTAATTTATCAATATGATTTTCTTGTAAGCAACGTTTAATAGAAGATACAGATGATACAGAATCAGCAAAGCAATCGATCATAAACCAATGAGCTTTGTCAATACCTACAATTGTACAATCTCCTCTATCACCAGAATCATTATTATCACCATATCTAGGGAAGATTACATCTAATGCTCTAGAATTCATTTCAGTAGTTTTCTTTTTGAACTCATCTAATGCTTCACCGAGAGAACGAGTGAGCTCTTCAAAGTCAGGACGAACTACTGTAACTTGAGTGTTATTAGTTGCACGAGAACGAGCTACTTTATATACAACCATTTCAAGTACATCACCAGCATCAGCTGTATATCCAACTAAAGAAATAGATTTACTTTCAGAATTGAATGAGAAGTTCTTACCTTGGATTAGACGTACACCATTATGGAATACTTCTAGTCTATCCACCCCAGGATCATAGTTAAGTGTATTAAATGTGAATGTATTTTCACCATCAGCTACAACAGCATATGAGTATGTAGTACTATCAATAAGATATGGTAACCCATTAGTTACATAAAATCTTTCAGTAAGGTAATCATATTGGAGATATAACTCATCACCAGCATGAATATCACCAGTCTTAACTGGATCATAACCAATAAAGATAGGAATATTCTTACCATCAACTCTTAATGTAGCATGATTACCTACATTGGCATGGAATCTAACACTAATTACATTACCATCGAGAAGTTTATATTCATTAGGTAATGAAGTATTCATTGTAGTATTGTCATCTTTAGTTACACATTTAGTGATAATACCACCACGATCTAATAGTGCATTCATTTTGTCATATAGACCTTTAACGGCTGCACTAGAAGCTACAGATGTAGCATCATTAGTAGTATAACTATGAGAATACTTTTGCATTCTATCAATAGGAACTGTACCTTTATTGATATATGCACCATCAATATAGTTCATAGTCTCAAGCTTAGGAGCATGAGCATTATAAACAAAGTAGAAGTTAATAGTACGACCAGCTTCTACTTCTTCTTGGAAAGTAATCTTATTACCTTCGATAGAATAACGGTTAGGATAGATTTGAAGAGTACCAATATATACTAAGAGCATATTAGGTTGATCGAAGTATCTTTCAAATGGTACTGGGATATCAAATGTTTTACCCTTTTTAGTAACTACAATAGAATCAAAAGCAGAAGCAATATGAGAGATTTGTCTAACTTTAGCTTCTACAGTTTCACCATCATCAGTGAATACTTGAGAAGCAATAGTTAATGGTGCAAATCTTTCTTCACCTTTAACTAAAGTAGTTGGAGTGATGTTTTTATAGTCACCTAGGAATTTAGTAATTTCTGTAGTAGCAACTACATTCTTCCAGGCACCAGTCCAAATATAGAATAATTCAGACTCTTTTATATAGTAAATTACATCAGTACTTACTTGATCATTATTAGACAATCTATAACGTTCAGCATCAGTATCTACTAATGTAAGTTTATTAGTTTTAAATCGAATGTCAACAGCTACATCATAGAATACTTCATTAGTATCAGTTGTAGCTATAAACTGACCTTCGGTAATTGGCACTTGAGAGAGATGAGCTCGTTCAGTAGCCAAATATTTTAACGTTGCCATGTGTAACTCCCTTTATTAAATAGTATTATCAATTGCAAGATCTTTACCAATGAAACCAGCAGATACAGAATAGAACCAGTTTACACCACGATCGTAAGTTACAAGACGAACCAATTGAAGTTCTTTATTCTTACTAGGAATAATACGTCTAGGAATCTTAACTTCTACACCATCAGCTCTAGTAATATGAAGATCAAATGCTTCAGTATTAATATTTTGAGGATCTAGAATAAGAATGATTTCAGCTGTAGATTTTTCTAAACCAACGATAGTAAAAGTTGGATTAGCACTATCTAATGTAAAGCTATAAACTCTATCTGGACGAATTACTGTATTGGAACCGCCAGGTAAATTAATCTTAGCTTCTTGTGGTAAGTTATTCTTTGTAGTATTAATGCCTTCAAGAGCTCTAATACGTGGCATTGGATCTTCAGCATTAAGTAAACCAGTTACTTTAGTATTAAGCTGAGAATAACTATTAGTCAAAGTATTAGTAATAGATTCTAGATTAGTTACATTACTAGTTACATTAGGGATTGCTTCTAATGTAGTAGTACGTGTTTTTAAATCAGTCAATGTAGAGCCAATATTTAAAGCATCTAGAGCATCTAAGCGAGTTAAGATACCACTACGAATTTGAGTATTTTCATTATCATATGTTTTAATAGCACTAATCTCTTGATTAATAGTATTAATCTTAGTATCAGTAGAATCAGATAATGCATTTACTTTAACGCTCAATGCATTTATTTCACTACCATAGTCTTCGCCTTGCTCTAAATTAACTACACGTTGTTGTAAAGCTAATACTTTAGAGTTTACATCTCCTAATGCTTGAAGAGAAGTAACTTTATTTTCAAGAGTATTTACTCTTGGACCATAATCTTCACGAGCTTCTAATACAGTAATCTTATTACTTAATTTATTAAGCTCTAAGTCTGCATTATTTTTAACACCAGTGATTTTACCATTGATAGTATCAGTAGTAGTTTCAATTAATGTATTCAATTCATCTAATCTATGACTAGCAGCATCTAAGTCAGTACGAATAGCTGGAAGATTAGCATATTGATCAGCAGTAAATTTAACTGCAGCTACATCATCTTGAAGTTTCTTAAACTTAGCCGCATCAGGTGGTGCAGTTTCTTCTAAGTGACGTACACGATCTACAATATCAGTATCTGTACGTGGTACCCATTTAACTATATTACCATCTTTAACTGGGTATGTATTATTATTAGCATGACTGAAACCATTGATTTCGATAGTACCACCATAATCGACAATAGAATCATTATCGAATGTAATTTGTGGCACACGATATCGTTTAACTGGTTCATCTACTGTTGTTAGATTATACTTAGAGAGCTGTTGAATATATCCATCTAAACTTACAATGCCAACGCCTTCTACGTTGAAAGTATAGTTAGATAAGTCTACATTCTTTTCAACTTCTTTAAGAATATTTCTAGTTATATCAAATATAATAGATTTATCTTCAGCAGAAACTACATAGAGTTTGCCTGTCTTATAATCAAATAAGATTTCTTTTTTCTCAGCCAGGAAGCGAGAATTATAATCTAATGCTATAAGAGGAACTCTGGTTCCTTTATAGTTAGAAGTAGCCATATTATACCTCCTTGCGAATATGTATTTTAATTACATTAATGTTCAAAATATAAGCGGATAGGGATTTTGACACCCCTATCCGGTTTATATTATTCTCTGATTACATTAGAAGCATCGAATATATTCGTTTGGAATAATTCATCAGTATCATTTTCATCAACTGCAATCTTAGGTAATTCTTTAACAAATACAGGTTTATCTCTTTCTTCAATAGCTTCTTCATCAGAAACTACATGGGATACACCTGGATCACCTGCAAGTTGATCTTCAGTCATTTCAGTATTTAATCCACTATAATCAATATCAGGATTATTAATATGAGTAGCATCTAAAGCATTAGATAAGTATACATTAGTATCAACGTTAGTCAATAATACTTTATTATGATAACTAATACCTAGTACACCACCAAACTCAGTCTCTGGTCTACTTAATACCATATCAGTTTTGATATTATTCTTACCAACTCTAATTGTATAAGTCTTACCAGGTTCTACTTTAATATATGAAGTAACTTCACGAGAAATAGAACTGTCAGATCTAGAAGTTCTTACGCCATTGATAAGCATCAAGTTAATACGGTTACGATTTTCAGGTGCTTTACTTGAATTAATAGCATCTTCGTCATCACGTTCAACAAATCCTATTTCAGATATACCACAACCATATAGAGTATTATTACTGCTATAATGAATTTCATGACCATCTTCAATAGTATTAAGAATCTTAGAATCATATTCATTAGTGACTCTATCATAGAAGCTATTTAATTCAATGAATTCCATATTACCAATAGCTGGTACTGGAGCAATAGAGAAATCAGTGCTACCATAACCACAGAATTGGAATGCAGCTGGATATCTTTCAATATCTTCTATAGTAATCATTTTAGAGTAACCACTACATAATGTAAGAATGATTTCACCTACATTATCTGGACAGATCCAGTATTCTTCACCTGGTTTAGTAAAGCTTTGATTATATTGTAAATTGAAGTCATCACTATAGATTTCTTCTAAGCTATTTACAAATGTATCAGGCTTAGTTAACGTATCACCTTTATAGAAGATTGGAGTATTATCACGATCAGAATCGAAATCAATACGATATTTTAAATGATATTGACTAATATCAGTATCAGCAACATCATAAGCAATATGTACAAATCCACCAGTTGGAACTGTAATCTTATACTTTAATCCAGGATGTACTTTAACGTTTCTAATAATTTCTTTTTGATAGAAATATCTAGAAAGTCTACCTAGTGTGGTTTTAGATTCAGTCTTACGTAAAGGTTTCATTGCAGGAATGAAATCATTTACTTCAGGTAAATTACCAACTACCTCTTTATATAGAGGTTGACTCATGATATTAAGATCTTTCTTACCAATAACTGTATCAATATAATTAGATACATCAGATGGTAAGATATAACTTACTTCACCAAATTCAAAGTCTTTATCTCGTAGATAACCAATTGTATCAATAGTTCTATTGATAGGTCTAATTCTACTAGCAGATGCAATAGATTTGATTTCAAGCATAGTTACATCATCTGGACAAGTAAAAGTATATTTCCCAGGAGCAATATACTTATTAACTGTAGTAGCTAAGCTATAGATAGATCTATTCTTAAACGTACTTGTATCATAAGTATATACAAATGGTAATCCTTTATTGACTCCATTAGATGTATAGTGAGTTCTAATGATATCATTAATGATAGCTTCTTGCGAAGTATCTGGAACGATATACTTTTCAAGATCAGTTACGTTATTATGAATATTGAAAAGCTTATTGATATCTTCATTAGAGATTTGATTCATAATGATATCATAATCAGAGTTGATATCTTTATACTTAGCTAACTCTGGAATAGATGGAGTATAATCCAAGATTAATGTATTGAATCGTGTTTGAACGTCATTCTTTAATCGAATGATGTTGTTAGCCACATTCATAATATTATCTTTATTGATCTTCTTACCATTAATAAACATGAAGTAGAGTTTATTATTCAATAGATGCTCTAAGTCATTTCTATTCAAGTACAAGTAACCACGTTCATTAATCATTGGATGTTGTACATCTTCACGTTCTAAGCTTCTATTGCTTTGGTTAGCAATATAGAAGTATAAGAATGATAAAGTTTGACCAGCATTCAATGCATCATTATAGTTTCTTAATGTGATCTTATTCAAATCTTTATCTAATACATAACGAGATGCATCGATAAATGTTTGATTAGCAAATACCATTAAGGAGTTACCAAGTTTAAGATAGTTTTCAAATGGTAATGGGATATCAAATTCAGTTTGACCATCTACCACTGCATCAACATCAATAACTTCTTTAGCAATTACTGTATAGTCAGAATCAGCTAGAGTAAATGTAACTTCACGATCAGTTGTTGTAATAACACCATCATCAATGAATGTCAATGTATTCAATGTTTTAGAAATAGTATATTGAGATTCTCTAATGAATGTACTACCAACAGTTACGATGATTTTCTTATCCATAAGCATAGAATCTTCCCATGGAATAGTAAATGTACGTTGACCATCTTCTTTACATTTTACAGATTCAGTAATGAACTTAGTATATTTAGAAGTATTAACTACACCACCAATAGTTGCAGTCTCAGCATCAATATCTTCAGTATATACAAAGATAAATGTAACTGTACGTCCTTCAAGAACAGCGTCTTCACGACTTAAGAATCGTAAATCATTACCAACTACTTCAAAGCGACGGTTATCAATATATGTATCACCAATTACACAGAAGAATTTACCAGTCTTATTATCAAAGTCATGGAAAACTTTAGGTAATTTGAATACAAGTTGTCCATCTTGTTCAGCACGAACTTCTTCTATAGCTGTCTTAACAGATACATTTCTACCAGTAATAAAGTTGAATACTAATTCTTGACCAATGTCTAAGCCATTAGTAGTAAGTAAGTCAACTGTATTCGCTTTAGTATCAATATAGTACTCTGCTTCATTTAAGAATACACCATTTCTAATTAAGAAGAAGCTATTTTGATCATCAAAGTATTTAGCATAAGGTAATGGAATACTAAACTTAAGTTGATTATCTATAGTAGCACGTACAGATACTGCAGAAGTACCAACTTTATTCTTTTGCTCAGGGTAAATGAATACAAAGATTAATGCAGTACCAGCATCAATACCAGTATCTTGGTCAAAGAACTTAATTTGTTTAGTACCTTCCATGATTTCATATCGTTTAGGATTTACATAGATGCCACGATACGTTAGGAAGAAGAATCCATCAAATCCTTCAGGATAAGGAATATCAAAAGTTAATTGATTATCTTTATTTGCTATAACAAATTGAGGATCAATATTTAATACATCATCTTCTTCTATGCCACCATATGGATTAGATTCAATATTCTCACTATATAAAAATACGAAAGTAACTTCACGTCCATATGCTACATAGTCTTTAGGATCATTAAATACAACGGTACGTCCAATTACATTATATCTAGATTGGTCTACCAATACAGAGCCACGTAATAATAGGAAGCTGTTTTTATTTAATAAAGAAGACTTAGATGGGAATGGAATAGCAAACACTGGTTGTTGATCTACAGTTGCTCTAACTGTAACAACATCAACTCTGTTTGTTTTACCAATATCAGTATAGTTAAAGTCATATGGTAAATAGAAGATATCTACTGTATCACCCTTTTGAGCTACACGACGTACATGAACACATACTTCGGTAGCTGTATTTTCAACTTCAGGGACAATAACTCTATACATATCCTTACTTAAGAGACGACCATTGTGGAATACAGCAAATCTATCTTTATTTAAGCAAGGGATAAAGTCTCTACCAAAGAAGTAACGTACTGTAGGTTTAGTAATATTAAAATGCTGATACTTAAACTGATTCTTAGCAGCCATATAAATGGTCTTACCATAATAAGCTGAGTTAGTGAATGTAACAGTTTTATGATCTTTATCTAAAGTATACTTAACGTCATAGATAGTACGTTTATTGAATGGAAGTTCTTTATAGATTTGATCTTCAGTATAGTTAGCAAATACCATTAGATCATCATACTTGATAGTAGTGTTTTCGATAGTATTATTATCTTCGGTACACTCTACTTTCAAATAGTTATTATTAACTCCAGTAAAGTATGTGAATTCAAATTCATCATAGTCAGTAATAGCAGAGATTTCCTTATTAGTAATAGGGATTTCAAAGTTATTATTCTTATATCTGATACGATTATATAGATTCCATAGTTCACCATTCTTATAGATGATTACATAAGTTTCTGGATTCTTATGATATCCTCTAGGAAGAGATAATAGATTATTAGTTATTTGATCTTTTAGCTCTTTACCAGAGATACTTCTAGAATGAATCTTTAGACGTTTCTCATAGAGTTTATCAAACATAGAAGAATTATAACGACTGATATATCTAATACCAGAGTTTACATTGTCTTCATAATCTGTATCATATTTATATTGGAAATCAAAGTCACGACCTAAAGCTTTAATGTCCAATTCAGGCATTTCACTTTTCTTCTCAATGACTAGGCTTTTCAATAAGTCTTTATTTTCAGGAATAGTAATATTACTTCTATTATGATTAGTGATATCTCGATAGAAATACTTTACTTGTAGTTCATAATCTAGAGGTTCACCATTATTCATAGTAATAATATTAAGATTCTTTATATCAGGGTCTATTGTTTTATCAAATAACCCATTAGCCCAACATAAGAAGTTATTCTTAGTAAGTTTATATTTAGCATCTAAGTCTAAATCACGGTTTTCAACTCTACCACCAGCTAATACTTTAAAGTATCCAGTCTCCAATTTAAGTGTAGATGTATCTAGACTATATACCATAGATCCAAATGGAGATAATAAACCATCTTCATCAAATCTAAATAACTCAGTATTAGGATTTGGAATCTTTCTTGTTTCAGAATAACTCATATAAGTAAATGGTAAGTTTACCATTTCTACTTTGCTAATATGTAATGGATTAATATCCTTCACACTATTTCTATCGCAAACGAGATATGTGTATTTAGCATTACGTACTACTCTGAAAGTAGACCATTTAATATGACGACCATCTACAAATAGCATAAATGGATATACTAGACCTTCATTAACCGCATCAGTCATACGTTTATCAAAATCTATAGTCTTCTTAGTCAAATGATTGAGTCTATATCTTACACCAGTGATACGAATTACATAACCTTCTTTTTCATAAGTCACATAACGACGTACACCTTTAGATACATAGTAGTTCATCTTATCCCAACTAATATCAACTACCTCTGGGACGATACCTTTCTGCATCCCAGAGATATTTGTAGTAGAATAATTCTTAAGTTGATCAACGTAGTTATAAACTTCGTTATCGTAAGTTTTCATAGTATTGACCTCCGACATCTAGAACTGTTTTAACATATTCAGGAAGTCCACGGTTAGTCACCTTTTCAATAGTAGATTGATTATTTAAGTAGCATCCAATATAAGCATTAGTCATCATAGCAGAAAATGCTGGGAAGTATTCTAATGCAAATAGTGTAGATGGAGAGTACATCTTAACCCATGTAGCAATAATAGCTTCAGTGGATAGTTTATGTAATTTCAAAGAGTCTCTAAGCATATTAACAAATGCGTCTAAGTTCTTGAAGGATTCACGATCTAGATAAGATTCAATCAATTCAACTTCACGATCAGAGATACGTGCAATTTGTTTAGAGAATGCTGTATTATTAGCATAACCATATTTAGGATTATTACTACCAATGATATTCTTAATGAAGTATTGGGAAGCAAGATACATAACACGGTTATGGATATTACTTACTGTATTCGTTTTGAATAAGTAGTTAATGATATTATTGAATAGAGAAGCAAACGCATATGCCCCAGCTTTAACTAAATCGAATCGAGATACGATATTAGTATAGCCACCGAAATACATCATGTTTACAGATGCCTCTAGTAGATGAGCAACTAATTGTTTAACATTGTTGCATTTATATTTACCACCTTCAAAGTCAATGATTTGAGTGCAGTCAACATAGATCAAGTATTTACCAGTACCACCTTTAATATCTTTGGCAGTGATTACTCGAGTGCTACGATTTAATGGATGAGTACTTGTATAAAGTACGATTTGCTTAGATTCCATTGCAGCTACTAAGAAAGAACCAACTTGTGTTTTCTTAACATCATAAGCAATGTCAGCAAAAGCATCAGAATGGACGTCAATTACTTTACCACCTTTGATAAAGTTTAAAACAGATTTTTCATATTCATCTTTATATTGGGAAAAGATAAAAGTCTCATTTATGAGTTTAAAGTTCAACTGAGCCATTATAAATCCTCCTTGGAAAGTATCTAAAATATTACTACAATGTTTAATTTGCAGGCATATACACCCCTAGGAGATAAAACTCCTAGGGGCGTATAATCGTGTTTATAACAATGGAGACACACATCTAAAATGAATACAAGAAGTAACACTGGCTGTCACATTCATTAGATATCATGTGTAATATAGTCGGCGAAACTATATTACTATTAAGTTCTAGTTTTATTTCTTTAATAACGCCCAGACATATAGGTACAAAGGAGGTTATGTATGATTAACTTAGACTTAGATGAGGTATATATTGGTGCTTATGAGCATGGAGAGAATAAAGTTCCAAGTGTGACTCAAGTACTTAAGCATATAAATGAAGACTATATAGCTCAATGGGCTAACTCATTGGGATTTAAAGGTCTTGGATATAGAAGAGAATTAAATAAGTATGCAGTTGAAGGAACTAAAGTTCATAGTGAAATTGAGCATTTCTTAACTGATGGATTATGTATGACAGATCCAGTGGATAAAACTATGGGATTCATGTCATTTATACAATGGTTTAACGATACAGGGTATATTAATGATACTCTAATTGAACCAATCATGTTAGAGCAATCCCTTATAGGTAAATACTTCTGTGGGACTATAGATGCTGTTATGAAAATCGGTAACGAAGTTCATATTGTAGACTATAAGACCTCAAGTAGTATTGGATATAAATACTTTATACAGCTATCTGCATATAGATATCTACTATCTAAGATAGGTATCAATGTAGATAAGCTTACTGTATTACAGCTTAATAAATATGATGTTAAGTATAAGCAGTATACTATAGATATCAAGTCTAATATAGATTTAGTAGATAATCTATTTACTGGATTCATTAATACATTAGACTCTCTTAATATTATTAATGAACTAAGACAACTTAAAGTATCAGATTTTGGAGTGAAATAAAATGAATACATTATTTTTTCTTAAATTAGTAGTAGCGTGTGCTATATCAACTATTATATGCGGAATAGTATATAGTTGGATTAGTCACTCTACAGGTGATGATAATAATATATTTGGAACGATAGGTGGATTCTTCCTTGTATGTACATTCGTAGCAATATTTCTTACGGCATGGTCTTGGGTACTAGAATAGAGGTATAGTATGAATACATTAAATATCCTTAAACAAATTATAGTACCAGAGTTCGGTACTATGAGTTTATTTGCTTGTCTTGGAGCTGTATTAATAATGCTTGATTTGGAGAAACTATCTAAATTCTGTTTTATAGTATCATTAGTATTTCTTTTTATAATGGTATTAACAGCTATTGGTTATATGTGGGTGGAGGCTCTTAGTAATGGTATCTTATAAAGTAGCAGTATTATTTTTAATATTAACAGTAATCAATTCTTGTATTCTAATTAACTACTATGGTGAAGAGAATCTATCTAATATGACTAAACGTGTATTAATTGTATTGGAAGATCTTAATCCTATATTGTTTGGTATATTCTTATTAGGAGTATTAGCTACAATCTGTCAACTATTTGGATGGGTGTGATAAAATATGTTTAACCAAAGCTTAGATTCATTTAATATCCCTGAGCTACAGAAGATTCTATTAGAATATAAACAACTTTCTCATGAACTTGTCTCATGTCCTGTCTTAAAACGATTATGGGTAAAATATAAAATTTATAAATTTAAGAGGCATATAGTTAACTATATTAGGACAGCCGAACTATATGATCTAATATCTGGTGTTGTAGCTATACAGTTAACTAATCCGATGAAATATGAAGATCATTCTAGTCTTCCTCATTATAGTATTATACGTGAAAATAATAATGAATACGTTATATTTAACGTAGATGATATAACTGAGCAATTAGTAATTAGTGCTGGACCTGCACATCATATTCTTCTTAATAGGGAGATAGATGCTAAAGTTACATATACAGTCGTTTTAGGACCATCTTATAATAAAGTAAGTGAGTTTAATATTAATAGATATAATGA